ATGTAGGTGCATGGAAACCATAGTCCATTAATCTCTTTGCAATATCTTCTGCTGTGACAGGAAAATTACGACAATCAAATATACACTCATGTGCAATACGATCATTCTCTCCTCGATATAATACTTTAAAGTATGGATCAATTTCATGTGCCAACCAGTTTGCTGATAATAATGAAATCTCACTTGCCTTGCGTAAACCATCACCACCCATCATACGAATGTACATCCAACTGATTGGAAGAATACTTGCACTTCCATATTCTGCCGATGATACTCGATGAGTCACAAAAGGTGTTAGATGTTTTGCAACACCGATTGGGCCAACTCCGGGGCCTCCACCACCATGAGGAATACAAAATGTCTTATGTAAATTAAGATGACATACATCTGCACCATAGTCACATGGTTTTGCAAGTCCTACTTGTGCATTAAGATTTGCACCATCAAGATAGACCTGACCGCCATTCTCATGTACGATTCTACAGATATCTTTGATGGTAGGTTCAAATACTCCATGAGTCGATGGGTATGTAATCATAATACATGAGAGTTCAAATGTATTCATGATCGCTTGTTTCTCTAAGTCTTTCAAATCTATATTGCCACTCTCATCACATTTGATAGGAACAATTTTCATGCCCGCCATGACAGCACTCGCAGGATTAGTTCCATGTGCACTTTCAGGTATAAGACAAACGTTTCTTTTATCATCACCGTTACTTCTGTGATAATCTTGTATCGCTAACAGACCTGCATACTCACCTTGTGATCCTGCGTTTGGTTGAAGAGATATAGAATCGAATCCTGTAATCTCACATAACCATCCTTTTAATTCTTTAATTATAATATCATAACCAAGTGCTTGAGATGCTGGTGCAAATGGATGTATGTTTGCAAACTCTGGCCATGACACTGGCATCAGTTCTGCTGCTGCATTTAATTTCATAGTGCAACTTCCAAGTGGCATCATACCATTTACTAACGAGAAATCTTTTGAAACTAACTCATTAATATATCTCATCATATTTGTTTCACTATGATACTTGTTAAAAACATCTTGTCTTAACCAAGGTTTTGTTCTTTCTGGAACATACTTCCACTTATATCTACCAACTGCTTCAACAATATGATCAATCGTATCATTTTTATTCACTAAATCTTGTTGTGAATTAATTAGAGTTTGTATCTCTTCAAGAGTAGTAAGTTCATCTAAAGTGATGATGGTATGATCATCTTCATAACGAACATTATATCCTTCAACAGCAAGAAAACTTTTAAATCGTATTGTATCAAATCCTTCTGTATCATCAACTTCAATACCCAACCAAGTTAATCCTTTTTTCAATATTTCACGATAAGTTAATATCCGAGTTGCAATTCTTTTGAGTCCTTCTGCTCCGTGATATGCAGCATAAAATCCTGCCATATTTGCTAGTAGTGCTTGTGCTGTGCAAATATTAGATGTTGCCTTATCTCGTCTTATATGCTGTTCTCTAGTCTGTAGTGCCAATCGTAGTGCTTTGTTACCTTGAGCGTCTACAGACTGTCCTACTATCCTACCAGGTATTTTTCTTTTATATTTGTCTGTTGTTGCGAAGAATGATGCGTGTGGTCCGCCAAATCCCATTGGTACACCAAATCTTTGCATACTACCAACTGCAATATCAAATCCCCACTCACCTACAGGTTGCATTAATACTTGTGCCATTGGATCAACAATCGCAATTTTCATACATTTACAAACTTCTGCTAATCTTAATAATCCACTTCGATGTCTTAAATTACCATGACTATTTGGTAGTTGTACAATAACTCCAAAAGCATCAGTAAAAAAAGCGATTGGTATAGATGCATCAAAATCAATTTTAATTATATTGATACCTAATGGTCTTGCTCTCGTCTGTAATACTTCTAATGTTTGTGGGAATAATTTATCATCAACTATAAAATCTTTTTTCTTACTTTGACTATGTGCAAGTAACATTGCCTCTGCAGCTGCAGTTCCTTCATCTAATAAAGATGCATTTGCAACTGGTAATCCAGTAAGTTCTGTAATCAGTGTTTGATAATTAAATAATGCTTCTAATCTACCTTGTGATATCTCTGCCTGATAAGGAGTGTAAGATGTATACCAAGCAGGATTCTCAAATACATTTCTTTGTATTACTGGTGGTGTAATTGTTCCATAATATCCTTGACCTATTAAACTTCTTTTAACAATATTATGACTTGCAATATCTTTTAATTCTGTGAGTGCCTGTTGCTCACTACATCCCTCTGGTAAGTTACTATCACCACGAAGTAAAATTGAATCAGGTACAATCTCTCTGACTAACTCATCTATAGTTGATAGACCAAGATCAGCAAGCATCTTACGTTGTTCTGATTCTGATGGTCCGATATGACGTTGGATAAATTCTGACATATTATCCATTCACCATTTCATCATCCATAGTTTTATTTCGGATGACAATTGTATTACTATCATAGTCAGGATAAAATTCAATTATATCCTCGGTGTCCCAACACATTTCCTCATAAAGCATATTGAGTTTTTGCATGTCTTGGTACATATCTGATGGTCTTTCATCCATTTAAAAAATTCCTAGTTTGTAATTAAAAAGAAGTAATTCCTTTCTAGTTTTTTGATTTCTCATATACTCTCCGACAGAACGCATTGTATATGTTAAATCAAATTCAGCAACATTCCAATTTGTAAATCTATCTTTTACTAACTGGTCTGAATTATAACTTATAAGCATTTCAGAATTATATATTTCACAAGTTTTTGCGAAGTCATCGTGGTCAAACTTTTTATGCATTGAACCCTTTCTACCGTATAAATTATCCTTAATATCGTATGGTGGATCAAGATAAACGAATGTTTTTTCTTTATCTCCTAACAAAACTTTATAATTAACATTTGTAATATACCAATTTCTAATTAACTTACTGTAAACTGGTAACTTATCAATACCCCTCATTGAGAAGTTTGCATCACTTGCTTGTTCTGAAAATGATGATGATTCTGTAAGACCACTAAAAGAACATTTGTTTATGATATAAAAACAAACAGCACGGTCTTTATCTGATACATCTAGGTCATATAATTTTTCCTTTGCATCTTCAAATAATCCTCTCGCAGAACCACGATCAGGATATCTTGATTTTAATTGTTGTAATTCCTTATGTACATAATCTCCATCAACTTGTAATCGCAACCAAAAATTATATAATGGTTCATACAAATCATTAACTACAATTTTTAGATTAGGATATTTTTTTGTAATGTGTAATGCTACACTACCACCACCTAAAAATGGTTCGTAGTATACATTGTAATCTCTAAGGTCTGGAAAAAATGGTTCCATCTTTTTGCAAGCACGAGACTTGCCACCAGGATAACGTAGCGGTGTTTTAAAAGATTTTAGAGACATTAATCAATTGTTTCCCAAATAATATAATCATCTGGATCTGTCATTGGCATATAGGGTGATATACCTGTACGTCTTTTATTTAATTCATCCCATTCCATTTTAATTTCTATTACTTCAGTAAGGTCTTTTACTGAGTTAGACATTGATTGATATCCTGCACCAACAAAAATTTGTCCTGCCATTACAGCAAATGTGCAAGCACCCCAGAACAAATAGTATTGATAAGATTTGATTTGTGCTTTAGTTTTAGCGAAAGTTGATTTAGTCATAATAAATTAATTATAGCAAAGTAATTTGTATTAGTCAATATTTAAATTGTTCCCAATATCCTTCAACTCCAAATTTATCTAATCCTTCATTATCCATAGGTATTAATGTTGCAACTAAAATTATTCTTCTATCTTTAGATGGTAATTTCATATAGTGTCTACCAGAAAAAAGTATAGCATCATGTGGTTTTGGACTATGAACAATGACATCTTCATCATTGATAGAGCATGATGAAACAGAGTCTTTTTCTATAAAAGTTTCACCATCACCAGTAAAATATACAATAAAATTATAATGCGGGAAATTATGATCAACGTGAGGTTGAGAAAGTTGAGCACCCTGATTTGGCCAAGTACAATTGACCGCTGCTCTTATAAAAATATATTTTTTTAAAAATGGTAATTCATTGA